GACCCGCATGGAGCTCGATCGGCAACTTTCGGGAATCTATGGCGCTCTGACTGTTGAGCTTCTTACCCCTTACCTCTACCGGAAGCTGCATCTACTGCAGCGCAGCAAGCTCCTACCCACCCTGCCCAAAGGCCTAGTAATGCCGACCGTGGTGGCCGGCCTGGGTGGTGTTGGCCGTGGTGAGGACCGGGCCGCCCTGGTGGAGTTCATGACCACCGTGGGCCAAGCCATGGGGCCTGAAGCCCTGGCCCAGTTCATTGACCCCACAGAGTTCCTGAAACGGCTTGCTGCAGCGTCAGGTATCGACACGCTCAACCTGGTCAAGTCACCCGAGACGATGGCTGAGGAAGCCCAACAAGCTCAGCAGGCAGGCCTTACGCAATCCCTGGTGGGACAGGCAGGCCAGCTGGCGAAAAGCCCAGTAGGCGAACAACTACTTCAACAAACAAATGACGGACAAGAAGCCGGCCCCCCGCCGCAAGCGGGCGCGGACCTCTGACGGCCAGTTCAAGGCCAACGACCCACAAAGCCCGGTGAATGAAGCCTGGGAACCCGAGACGATCGAGCCGGCCAAAGAGGTCGACTACAGCATCAAAACAAAGGTCAACCCCACCAGCAGCGCTGGTAAGTACGACAAAAACAGCAAACCCAAAGTGCGCCCCCGCCAAGGCGTAAGAGTCATCGAATACTGATCACATGCCCCGCGAATTTGACCCCACACCCGAGCGCTCTGATGAATCCAAGGCCGCTGAACAAGCGGCTTTAGAGATTGGTGAAAAGCTCGACGCCGCTGCAAAAGAAGACCAGGAACGAAAGTTCCAAAGAGACGAAGAATCAAACGAGCTAATCGGCGGCAAGTTCCGCAGCCAGGAAGACCTTCTCAAGGCCTACCAAGAGCTCGAGAAGAAACAGTCACAAGGCGAGGAGGAACCTGCCGCAGAGGCTGAACAAGAACCCGCAGATGAGGAGGTGCCTGAGGTGCCACCTACTGAGGCTGCTCTCACCCGAGCCTCGGAGGAGTACGCCAAAGGTGAGCTCACAGATGAAACCATCGAGGAGCTCAGCAAGATGGACTCCAAGGACCTGATTAAGGCCTACGTGGAGTTCTACAGCAAGAACCAACAGCAGCAGGCTGTCCAGGTAGAGGCCCAGCAGATCTATGACTCTGTAGGTGGAGAAAACGCCTACCAGTCCATGGTGGCCTGGGCCGCTTCAAACCTCTCTGCTGATGAGATCAACTCCTACAACGAGGTGACTAACACCGGCAGCGCTGCTGCAGTGAAGTTCGCTGTGGAGTCCCTCAGCAATCGCTACAAGAACGCAGAGGGCTATGAAGCACCGATGGTCACCGGCTCTAAGTCGGCACCAAAGGTCCAGGGCTACAGAAGCCACGCAGAGCTGGTGTCAGATATTGGGGACCCTCGCTACGAGCGAGACCCTGCATTCCGCGCAGATGTAGAGGCAAAGCTTGCTAGGTCCCCGGACCTTCTCTGATTAACGAACGTTCACCCCGATAGGGGCGGGTTACCCAAGGCTGGAACGCGCATGGGCTTACCTCGTTAATCATGTCTGTAACTCTTACCTATCGCGGTGTTAAGTACATCAAGCGGGTCCGCTGATGTTTGACAGAGCTGGTGCGAAGGGAGGTTCGATTCCTCCCCTGTCTATTGGGCGCGTCCGACCCATAACTCGGCGACAATCGATTGTTGTATAACCTAGGTCTAAATAGATTTACCCAAAGTAGGAGGAAGCCCTGTACGCAGGACAACTTTCACTGAAAAGGAAATGATCGCTAAGACCGACCATTCATCCCTTCTACTTTTAGAAAAATGGCAAACATCTCTAACATTGTCGGCCAAAATGCCGTCAACTCCAGTGACGTAACTGGAGCTAATTACGCAACCAAATACGCCACCGCGCTTAAGGTTTTTAGTGGCGAAGTTTTCAACGCGTTCAACTCAGCTTCGATCTTCCGTGGTCTTGTTCGCAGCTACGATATGCGCGGACAGAAAGCAAAACAGTTCTTGCTGACTGGAAAGCTCAGCGCGGGTTATCATGTCCCCGGGACACCGATTTTAGGGGACGCCGGTCTCAAGAGTAACGAGAAAACGATCGTCATGGATGATCTGCTCGTTGCCAGCCAATTTGTATATGACCTCTCTGAAATTCTGAGCCAATGGTCAGCCAGATCTGAGATTTCAAAACAAATCGGCGAGGCCTTGGCCACCCACTATGACCAGCGGATTGCGCGTGTTCTGACTAACGCTTCTGCTGAAGCTTCTGCTGTTACCGGTGAGCCTGGTGGCTTCCGTGTGCAGCTTGGTTCTGGTAACCAGTACAACGCTCAGGCACTCGTAGACGGCTTCTTCGAGGCCGCCAGTGTCCTCGACGAGCGCAATGCCCCCCAAGAGGGCCGCGTTGCCGTTCTGAACCCCCGTCAGTACCACTCGCTCGTGTCCTCTGTGGACACTGGAATCCTGAACCGTGACCTGGGCTCCACTCAGGGCTCCCTTAACAGCGGTGAGGGTCTCTACAGCATTGCCGGTATCTCAATCCGGAAGAGCAACAACCTGCCTTTCCTGGCCGGTACTGTTGCTGCTGTGACCGGTGAAAATAACACCTACAACGGTGACTTCACTAACACCTGCGGTCTGCTGTTCCATCGTGAAGCGGCTGGTGTGGTCCAAGCTATTGCTCCTTCGATTGAAACAACCTCGGGCTCATTTAGGGTCCAATACCAGGGTGATTTGATCGTCGGCAAGCTCGCAATGGGCTGCGGTTCTCTCCGCACTTCTGTTGCTGGTGCTTTCCTCAACACCTGATATTTTATACCCCTGGAGTCCTTTATGGGCTCCTCGGGGCTCCCCATTCCCTAGATAAATAATGGCAACAAAACTCACGAAACTGGCCGCTGTAAACATCGTTCTTTCCAATGTGGGACAGGCTCCTGTCACTACTATTGATAACGATAACCCCATGGTTGTCATGGCAGCGAACGTGCTGGACGAGGTTACTAACTCAGTGCAATCTGAAGGCTGGACCTACAACACTGAACGGGCCTACCCCTTCACTCCTGACACCACTAAAAAGATCAACATCCCAAATAATATCCTACAGATAGACACGCCACGGACTTCTCGTCTGGACGTGGTAATCCGCGAGGGCCGGCTTTATGACAAGCGTGAGCATACTTATAACTTCGATGACAAGGTAGAAGCCACCGTGGTCTGGCTGGTCGAGTTTGACGACATGCCTGAAGCGTTCAAGCAATATGTCACCATGCGTGCCGCTAACTTATATGCAGGCCGTGCTGTGGGTTCTAGCGAAGCTGTCAAATTTGGTGAACGTGAAGAGGCTCAAGCCCGCGCAGCAATGCTCGAATATGAAACTGAGCAAGGCGATTACAGCTTCCTTGGTACCGAAGATAACCTCAATATCCCATCCTACCGACCCTTTGATGCCGTATATCGGTTCTGATTCTTATGGCAGCTATTTCACAAAAGATCCCTAACCTTCTCGGTGGGGTGTCGCAACAACCAGACCCCGTGAAGCTGCCTGGCCAGGTACGTGAAGCGGAGAACGTTTATCTCGATCCTACTTTCGGCTGCCGTAAACGCCCTGGCTCAGAGTTCACTGCACAACTCGGCACTGGCATCCCGAACGAAGCGAAGTGGTTCCCGATCTTCCGTGACAACAATGAGCGCTACGCGGTGTGCCTGTATAGGGACACAAATGGGTTCCGTCTGCGCGTGTGGGACCTAAACGACGGATCAGAACGCACAGTCACGATCAACTCTTCAGCAGCCTCCTACTTTGCGTCTGCCAGGTATGACCAGGTACAGCAACTAACTATTGCTGACTACACCCTGCTGGTAAACACCAAAACGGTGGTGTCAATGAGCTCTGACACATCCACCATCACCGACGACGAGGCTCTAGTCCTTGTCAACCAAGTGGCCTACAAC